CCAAAGAATTTATGTTTGCGTGTATCTGCAATTAAAGTAGATAGCCCACCACCAAAGTTTTGGAACTGGACATCAGGTGTACACAAAGATAAGAAAGCAATAGGGCAAGAGTGTCCTGCATATAAACAAGATGGTGAGTGTAAATCTTGCCGTACTTGTTGGAGTCGTAAAGTTAAACAAGTAAGCTATAAGGAGCATTAATGACAAAAAAAATAACAAGTTGGGCAATAGTTGCAACAGTAGAAAGACAAGATGGCACTTGGTATACTGATACCATTATAGATATAGATGACGACACAGCTTCAAGTGTTGATACATTTTTAACTGATTATATAAAAGAAAAAAATAAAGATGAGGAGATAGCTAAATGAGTGTAGATGGAAAAGAAAGTTGGCTAGAGAACAGAGCCATAGAATTGTTTGAGGAGATACAAAGAAAAAATCCTCACTTATCTTGGAATGAAATAGATGAGTTATGTTATAAACAAGCAGAAGAAGATTATATGAATCAACCTGAAGTAGATTATAAAAAGATACAAGAAGAATCTGAGGAAGAATGAAATATATAATTATAATTTTATTATTACTTACGTCTTGTAAGACAACAGACTTAGACCCTAAAGTTACAATAATAAAACAAGTAATTAAAAAATCAGTTGACAAATAAATAAAAGTATGATAAGGAGAAACAATGGAAACAGAAAAAAACTACCTCATAAAAGTATTTGGATTAGGATACACAGGACAATACACATTACCACTTTCAGGAATAGTAGATGCAGATAGAATAAATGATGAGGCTACACACCTTATCCTTACCAAAAAGCTATCTCTTTCAAGAGATAAATTTTACTCACAAGATGTGAGAATAACATATGAGGAATTATAAAATTGAATTATAGACAACAACTACAGGTAGTGCAGGGATTATTTGTTCCACCCGATACACAGATGAGAATGGATTGTCCCTTCTGTAAAAATTTAAATACACTAGCAGTTGATACTACAGAAAATAATTTAAATTGGTTTTGTTTTCATGCGTCATGTAAAGCAAAAGGAAAAAAACAAGGAGAAAAAGATATGAAATATGTACAAAAAGTTCTTGAAGGAAATACAGAATTATATATAGAAAATGATGAGTTTAAAATGCCCGATAGTTTTCAAGGTATATATTCAAATGAAAAAGCAATGAGATGGTTATCAAATAATAATTGTTGGGAGGCTTGGTCGTGGGGTAGAGCAGATATTAAGTATGATGTAAAGCAAGATAGAGTTGTATTCTTAATTAAAAATAGATTCTCACATAAGTTTGTTGGTGCAGTAGGTAGGGGATTAAATAAAAATGTTTATCCTAAATGGTTTATGTATGGTAATAAAGATGTACCATTTAAATGTGGTGAGTGTGATGATGCAGTTATAGTAGAGGATTGTCCATCAGCTTGTGCAGTATCTAACATACTAACAGGCATAGCTATAATGGGTACAAAATTAAAAGACTTACACAAGAGTCACTTGAAACCATATAAAAATTTGTATATATGTTTAGACAGAGATGCTACAACAAAGTCATATGATATAGCAAAAGAATTAAGGTCAGCAGGATTTGACAATGTAATAGTAAAACCATTAGAAGATGATTTAAAATACTTTAACACAGAACAGATAAGGGAGATATTTTATGATAGAAAAACAAATGCTTAGACTAATGTTAAACAAAACCTTTTATACAAAGTATAAAGGTTCTATATCTCCAACAATATTTTCAGGAGATATAAGCTCTTTGTTTGATACAATACAAAAAGCACATGAAAAATACTCAGACAATATAAGTGTAGATGAATTGTATTCATTACATACTGCTATATTTAATCCTGCATTAACTCGTGCTGCAAAAGAAAAGTTTAGTGAGTTAGTAGAAGATTTAAAAGAAGTTCAAGAGCCTAGTAAAGAAATAGCAAAAGATATAATGTCTATATTATCTAATAGAGATTTAGCACAAAGAATAGCTGTTGAAGCTACAGAAATATTTAATGGTAAGGATGCAAACTTTACAGAGATATCAAGTATGATTGAAAATCATAAGCAAGGTGATGAAGAAAAAACACCAGCAGTTACAAGTGATGTAGATAAAGTACTAGGGTTGTTAGAAGTAACAACTAAATGGAAGTTTAATATACCTGTGCTAAAAGAAAATGTAGGTGGTATTGGTGGTGGTAATCTTATGATTGCATTTGCTAGACCTGAAACAGGTAAGACAGCATTTTGGGTTAGCCTTTGTGCAGGACCTGAAGGATTTGCTGAGCAAGGTGCAAAGGTACATGCATTTATAAATGAGGAACCTGCTATTAGAACACAGATGAGAGCCATATCTTGTTATACTGGTATGACTAGAGAAGAAATAATACAGGACAAAGAGATAGCACAGAATGCTTGGGGTGAAATAAAGGATAACATAGCTATGTTTGATACAGTTGATTGGTCTATGGAAGATATAGATGCACATTGTGATAAACATAAACCTGATATAATAGTTATTGATCAGCTAGATAAAATAAATGTTACAGGTACATTTGCAAGAACAGATGAGAAGTTAAGACAGATATATACAAGTGTAAGAGAGATAGCAAAGAGAAGAGATTGTGCTGTGATTGCTATATCACAAGCATCAGCAGATGCACACAATAGAAATAGTATATCATTTGATATGATGGAGAACTCTAAAACAGGTAAAGCTGCAGAGGCAGATATTATAATTGGTATAGGTAGAAACTCAAACTCTGATACAGAAAATAAAATAAGAACATTATGTGTAAGTAAAAATAAAATAAATGGTTATCATGGAGAGCCATCATGTACCATTAGAAGGAGTATAAGTAGGTACGAAGTATGATTACAACAGTAGACGTAGAAACATCGTGGCAAGTTACAAGTAATGGTGGGTATGACCCATCACCATTTCATCCTGATAATATATTAGTTAGTGTTGGAATAAATGATGAGTATTATTTTACAAATCATTCTGAAAGAATAGATAAAGGTTGTTACCATAACATACAATCTATACTAGATAAGACAACTCTATTGATAGGACACAACATTAAGTTTGATCTTATGTGGTTATTAGAGTCAGGATTTAAATACAATGCAAGAGTGTATGACACTATGCTTGGAGAATATATATTAAACAGAGGTATAAGAAAAAGTTTAACACTAGAAATGTCTTGCAGAAGAAGGCGTATAGGATCTAAAGATAGTCGTATAAAAGAATTTACAGATAGGGGTATACCTTTTCAAAATATACCAGTAGGTTTAGTCGAAGAGTATGGTAGAATGGATGTAGAAATAACAAGAAATTTATTTAATTCACAAATGGCAGATTTTAAAATGCCAAAGAATAAACATTTATTAAAGACAGCAAAGATGATGAATGAATTTTTAATTGTATTATCTGACATGGAGAGAAATGGAATTAATGTTAGCTTAGATGAACTTGGTAAAGTAGAAAGAGAATATCGTGCAGAGTTTGCATATCTAAAACAAAAGATAGATAAGATTGTATATAAACAAATGGGAGATACTAAAATAAATCTATCAAGTCCCGAGCAATTATCTTGGTTAATTTATAGTAAAAAACCTAAAGATAAAAAACATTGGGCTAAAATATTTAATGTTGGTGTAGATAAAAGCACAGGTAAAAATAAAAGACGACCAAACTTTTCAAGAGTACAGTTTAGAAATTTAGTTGCAGAAAATTGTGAGACAATACATCGAACAACAGCAGAACAATGTATGGATTGTTGGGGTAAGGGTGTTATTAAAAGAGTAAAGAAAGATGGTAGCCCATATAAAAATTATACAAAATGTACTCAATGTGAAGGTGATGGATACTTATATAGACCAATGGCAAAAGTTGCAGGGTTTCAACAAAGACCTAGAAGTGTATATGATATAGCTGATGCTGGATTTAGAACAGATAGACTTACACTAACTAAAATAGCAAGTGAAGCTGAAGGTGAGTTTAAACAATTTATAGATTCAATCGTTAGGCACAATGCAGTAGACACTTATTTAAATACATTTGTTGAAGGGTTAAAAAACTTTACAAATGAAAAAGGTTTTCTACATCCTAAATTTATGCAAGCAATAACTGCAACAGGTAGACTATCTAGTAGAGATCCAAACTTTCAAAACCAACCTAGAGGTAAAACATTTCCTATTCGTAAAGTAGTCACATCTAGATTTGAAGATGGTAAGATATTAGAGATCGACTTTTCTCAACTAGAATTTAGAACTGCTGTGTATCTTGCACAAGATAAACAAGGCATGGAAGATATAAAAAATAAAATAGATGTTCATCAATACACTGCAGATATTATTGGTGTATCTAGACAAGATGCAAAGGCACATACATTTAAACCTTTGTATGGTGGTGTAACAGGAACTGAAGATGAGAAAAGATATTACACTAAATTTTTAGAAAAATATAAAGGTATAAAACAATGGCATGAAAAATTACAGAGTGAGGCTATTAGATTTAAAAGAGTTAAACTACCTACAGGTAGAG